AAGCTCCGGCCTGATGCGGCCCATGAACAGCCCGCTGCCGCCGGTCGGCGTGCTGCGATATCGCGGATCGGTGTTCGCATAGCGGATCTCGCCAATGTCCGGCCCGCCAGCCTTCAGCACCGACTTGGCGTCGAATGCGCTGACGAACTTGTCGCGATACGGCCCGCTGACCTTGTTCAGCCACGCCTCGAGATCCGGGCTGTTCACGCCGGGATAGGGCCCGGCCTTCTTGTTGACCTTGCCGCCTAGCTCCTTCATCACGGCGGCGTCAAAAATCCCGGCAAGCTCCTCGCTCGGGTTCATCGCCTTGATCGACTGATAGACAGATTGCGCGACCTGCGGCGAACTGCTCATCGATTGCGTCGCCATTCGCACCGTCGAAAAGTACGGCACGCCGCCGAGATCCTGCACCCGGCGCGCATCCTTCAGAATTCCCGTCACCGGGCCCTTCTGGTTGGCGAACAGCCGCTGCGCTTCTCGAAAACCCGGCCGCCGACCTCGTCCAGCGTTCCGCCTTTGACACCCCACGTCGGATCGGTGACGCCCGGCATGATGTAGGCGTTCTGCTTTTGCAGATCCGCGATGTCGAACACGTTGCCCTCGGGCGGCGGCGTGCCCGATGTCTTGAACGACATCTCGTCAATCGGCTTGCCAGTGCGGACATCAGAGAATGCATGGTGGCTCGGCCCCGTGCCTTTGGCGCGGCTGATATCGACAAGCTGCGGCGTGCCGTCCTTGGCGTAGCGGATCATCCAGTTGGCCTCGGGCGTATCCGGGCCATGCACGCCGCCAAAAAGCAGCCGCTGCGCCTCCGGGCTCGACGTGTCAAAGCCCTTTGCGGCCTCCGACCGGCCCAGCATTTTTTCCAGCAGCGCACGCTTGCTCGCCGCCTCGGCCTGCTCCGGCGTCAGCGCAAAGCCTGCCATCGTTGCCCCGGCACGCACCGCTCGAGGCAATGTCGCTATCCCGCGGCCGATCAATCCCAAGCCCGGCGACGCCGCCATCAGCCCATATTCCCACGGCTCCTTTGGCACCAGCGCGTCGGCGACGGCCTCCATGTTGCTGGAGCCCGGCGCTGGCAGGTTGCGATACGGCGCGCGGTTTCGCAGTGCCGCCGCCTCGAACGCACTGCGCTCGTACGGATCTGCCGGAGGCGCTGGCTGCGGCCACAGGTTCGGACCTTGCGGCGTCTGCCCTTGCGCCATCAGCGACTGCCACAACTCATCCGACGCAGGCTCATACGACATGGGTGGCCGCGCAGGCGTCGCCCATCCCGGCACACCCTCGTCGGGCGGAGCCGCACGCGGAGGCCGCACCGTGATCTGTACCGGCGCGCGGTCGTCTGGCCACAGGTTCGGCTCGGCGGGCAATGGCTGCTCGCCGTTTAGCTCGTCCCACAGTGCCATGTTAGTAGTCTGCCGTTTCCTGCGGCCCGTAGCCGGGCGTCGGTCGCTTGATCACGCGGATACGATTTCGCAGTAGCTGCGCCACCTGCGGATTGCTCTTGCCGCCGTACTCCTCGGCGGCAGCGTCGGCGACCAACTTACAAAACGTGATGAATAGATCCTCGTCCAGTGAGTCAGCGTCTGGAATGTAGATCAGATCGCTCGCCAGTTCGGCGATGACGCTGTCGATGTAGCCGTCGATGTTCTCGGCGTCCTCGTCGGAAGGATTAACTCCAACATCGCCGCCCGTGAGAATGGCCAAGACTTTGAACTGGATCTGCGTTCTCGTCTTGGCCATCTCTAATCCCCTTATGCAGCCTTGCGTCGCGACTTAACGGCCTTTCTTTTTGGCTTTGCCGTTTTCGTCGCCACCTTCCGCTTCGCCGCTATTGTCATAACCTTGTCCGGTGTCGGTCGGCGCAGCCCGGCCGGACGCCTCAAAAAGAGGGTTCTTCTCGATCTTGTCGAGGATTGCCTTGTTGGCTGGCGTGTCCTCGATATCGGTCGGCTTGCCGTCGAAGAACGTGTGACCGAAAGCCTCCAAGACCTTGTTCTCGCCTTCCGGCGCTTTGTAGGTAACCGACACATTGCCCATCTGGGCTTCTCCTTCAGTTAAACGAGCCGCCTGTCGGGTGTGTTGCGGGGGAGTGCGGCAGGCGGCTCGCCGCGTTATCCACCCGGTTGGGCAACGGGTGGAATAGCGTAACGGTTCCTCAGTTGTCGATGAAGCCGGTGATCCACAAGCCAATCGTACCGGCAACAGAGCCCGCCGTCACCGCGATCAAGACCTCGGTTTCGGTCGTGTTCTTGAACAGCAGGCCGGGCGTGTTCAGCGTGACGTTGGTCGCGCCGGTTACGCCGGTTGCGATGTAGCGGTTGGCCACCGCAGCGTCGCCGACCGTGAAGGCAATCGCCGCCATCGCGCTCGACACGCAGATGATGCTGGTGACGACAAAACCCGGCGGCAGCGTGAACGCGCCGATGGTGTTCGGCATGCCGGTGTAGTCCGCCGCCGCGACGTTGACGACACGGCCGAGAGTTTTCATCGTGCGCGCAAAGCCTTGCCCGCCGATGTTCGGGGAGTTTCCCCAGTCCTTACGATAAGCCATCGCGATTTCTCCTGACGATGGTTAGGGGTGAAGCTTAAGGCGTAACAAAACCGGACAGATACACGTCCGCCGTGCCTGCGACGGGGGTGCCCGGCGCAACTCCGATGGTGATGAGGATCTCAGTGTCGGCCGGGAATTTATAAAGCAGCCCGGTCGCCGCCAGTGCGACTGTCAGCGCACCGCTTTGTGGTCCGATGTCACCGTTGAGAAAGCGTGTCGCCAGCGTCGCATCGCCGAGACTGAACGACGCTGACGTGCCGCTATCCATATCGCTCCACTTCACCGCGCAACCATCCACGGTAAAGCCCGCGGGCACCATGAAGCAGCCAATGGTGTTTGCGGTGACCAGATCGGTGAGACCAAGCGTCACTCGCCGACCCAGCATCTTGCGCGTACCGACAAAGCCCTGATTGCCGACCTGCGGCTGGCTCCAGTCCTTCCGATAACCCATGTCGTCCTCCTGAAAAATGTGGAGGCGGCTTCAGGACCGCCTCCAAGTCGGGACGTTGAGTTATGCGGTCGGCGGCGCGGCAACGAACGCCGTCACCATTCCCCAATCGACAAGCGAGCCGACCGTGGCATTGGCGACAGAGAGCGGTGCCTTGGCGATTTTCGCAACTCCGAATTGGGCCTCGATGCCCATTCCGGTCACGAAATCATAATCGCCATCCTCAAGCTGAGTGGGCCGCGGCATCTGGCCGAGAGCGTAGGCCATCGCACCCTGACCAAGCATGAACACCGGCTCCGCATCGACGGCGGCAACGGTGCCAGCGCCGACCAGCAGCAGGCGCTGCGTGATCTCGGGGATCTCCAGATAGTAGATGCCGTCATAGACCAGCCCACCACCGGTAAAAATCGGGTTGTTGCTGGTCGGATTGCTCTCGCGCTCGCGCGCGTCGCGGTTGGCCTGATACATCACAGGATCGGCCTTCAAATCTCTCATCGCGCGAGATCCGAGAAGGCAGAGATACCATTCCTGATCGGTATCCTTGAGTTGGTAGGGATTGATTTTCGGCCGACCGTTGTAGACGCCGGGGTTCGACATCGTGACGCCGGTCATCTGAGCCATCTGCTTCATCAGATTGCCGACAGCCGCCGTCATCTTGTCGGCGGTAACATCGATGTTGCCCATCGACGCGAGAAACGTCGAAAGCTGGTTGGCCATCGTCGCGCCAAACAGCACGCGGTCGCTGTTGGCGAGCATCCAGCTATCCTTGTTTCCGACAGACGCTTGCGACCAGCGGATGCCGTTGACGCGATTGCCCGGCGCGATGAGCCGGTTGGCCTGAATGCTCGATGTCGGGATCGACAGCAGCGCATCGACAAGATCGTCGCGCACGATGCGCCGCGCCCAGCCACGCAACAGCGAACGCGCCGTCGAGCGGACCGAGAACGAACTTTCCTTGTCGGCAGCGCGGTTGTTGGCCACCGCGTTGCGGGCCCAATCCGCCCACACAGGGAAGCCGTAGGAGTCGATCTGCTCCTCGGCACCACGCAGCGTCCCGGCACCAACGCCCGGCCCGGCCAACTGAGTGACAAGAGGAATGCGGATCTCTTTGCCGTCGGCCGAGAGATCCTTCATCCGCACGATGGGGAACGTGCTGTCGCTTCCCATGTACGGATCGAGGCGCGAAGCGCGCAGGAAATCAAACGCCACATCGCTGCGGAATTTGATCAGTTCATTGTTGGGGTGATTGGAAGTAAGGGCCATTGGCCAGTCCTCATGAAATCAGACCGGCCCGACATCCCGCTGGATTGCGAGACTATCTGCGGCGCGGTCCTGTGACGTTGTCGAACAGGGCCTCGTCAGTCTGGTCAGACTGAAGTTCGGCCCGTAGCGCAGCGTTGGACCGGCTGATGCCGTTCAATGACGGCGCAAGCCGGACGTGTGGACGGCCACTGGCATCTGTCGTTGGCGCTTCGCCCTGCCACGCTTCCATTGCGGCCTTGCGAAACTCAGGATCTTTTAACGCCTCGTCGCGGATGCGCTTCTTGTAGGCGACGATGTCGCCGCCCACCTCGGCGCGCTCCTTGACCTCGCGAAACCACTCCATCAACGTCTCGCCGGGATCACTCGACTGCTGCATGCGAGCCCGCAGCGCGGGATCGACATACTTCTGTGCAAGCGAATAAGCCTGATCGAAATCCGCCTTGTAGTGCTTCCGCGCCATCTGAAGGGAATACTCGCGACGCTCATTGAGCAGCCGCTCGTCAAAGCGACGCTCAAGGAATTCCTGATATCCCTGCGGATCAAGTAACGGATCTGGCTTGGTCGGCTCTGCTTCAGGCTTTTCCAGTTGCTGCAATCGCCGCCGGAATTCCTGTTGCTCGTAAGCGAACCTGTCCCGCTCCGCCTTGAAGGCATCGCGCTCGGCCTGCGCCGCGCGCTTCTCCTCGTTGATCTCCCGCACTCGCCACGACGGCACCATTGGCGCATCGTCATCCGCCGCTGGCCGCTCCTTGGCCTCCGGCGTCAGGGATGCGTCGCTAGGCTCCGGCGCAGCACGTTCGGCTGGCGCTTTCTCTGCCGGTGCCGGAGCCGCTGGCTCTGCCGCCGGAGAGATCGCGTTGTCGAACAGTGCGTCCTCAGATGGTCCTGATCCTTCGTTGCCTTCGATTGCCATTGTCGTCCTCATTCCCCGCGTGTCGTCGCGGGCTACGCTGCCATCTGTCGCTCAGGCGTGCGTTGCCACTTTTCGCTGTGGCCGCGAATTCATTGCGCGGGCGCGGGCTTGTTCTTGGCCCGCTCCTTCTCCATCCGCATGGTCTGTTCGTGCTTGTCCTCGGCAATGGCGGCGGCGTTGCTCGCCTTGAACCGCTCGATCTCGACCTGCGCCGCGGCCTGCATGCGCGCAATCTGCGCGTCGGTGTCGGCCTTCATCTGCGCCAGCATCGCGGCCTGCCGGGCCTCAGCCTGACGCGCCATCTCGTCCATCTGCTGCTGGCGCATCTGCATCGCCAGATCCTGCTCGGCCTGCCGCTGCTTCAGCATGGCGTCCTGCTGCGCCTGCATCGCCGCACGCTCCGCGTCGGCCGCCTTGATCTGCGCGTCATGCTGCGCGGTCGCCTGATCGATCTGCGCCTTGGCCTGCATCGCCATGACTTTCGGATCTGGCGGCGGCGGAGCGTTCTTCTTCTGCTCGATCCGGTCGAGCATTGGCTTCTTCACCGATGCCGGGATCGGCGACAGTTCGAGCGCGATCTCCGGGAACTCTTGCAGGAACTGCGGGCCGAGAGATTGCAGGACCATCATCGCGTCGCCCTGCATGTTGATGGTGTCCGGGCCCTCATCGATGATGATGTCCACGTCCAACGCACCGAGAGCGTTGACGATGATCGGCGAGCCGTCCTCGCCGATCTCCATCTTGTTGACTTGGAAAAACTGCGCGACGTTCTGGTCGTCGGTCACCCGTATCCACCGCTCGCTGCGCCAGTGGCGCTGCACGATATTCCAAACATCACGGTAAACGCGGATCTTCCAATTTTTATACGCGGTCAAATACGGACCAAGCTCGGCAATGCCAGCTTGCTGCAAAAGCTGGATTGCCCGGCCGCTGCTGTCCTCAAGACCTTGGCCGATCAGGGCTGGGTTCGGGCCAAAATTCTCGATCTCGTTTTTGGCCTCTTGCAGCAACTCGAGTTGGCCCTTGAAATCGTTCAACGTCGATTGGTCGGCCTCAAGCTTCAGACCGGGATTGGTTTCGATCCAGCCGTCGGCACGCGCCCACTCGCGACGCGACACCTCGACATCATCGACCGCGCCTTTTTCCGAAATAATCTTTCTGGAATTCAACAGATGCAGCGACTTGCTGCGGCGATGATTGATCTCGTCCTGCGGACTGCGGAGATTTCGCGGGAAGCCGTAGCGGTCGCCATCGTGATCGACCGATGCGCTGAACACGCGATAGCGCGGAAACGTCTTGCCCTTCTCATCGAAGAACGGCGACGTGCCGCGCATCAGCATCACGCTGCCAGCGTACAAACACCATCGCCACTTGCCCTTGTGGATGTACCAGTGATCGACCATCCGCAGCTTGCCTGCGTTGGAATTCGTCCAGTTCTTCTCGCGGTCGAATTCCTGATTGTTGATCATGTCGGAGCCGGTCTCCGACATATCCTCGATCTCCTGCGCCTTGTCGGGGACGATCTCCTTGATCTGTTCCTTGTCGCACCATTTCGCGACACCGAGAAAACGGCAGTCGGTGAAGCCCTCGTCGTAGCTGCGCGGGTCGTAGAAAAACCCGTCGCCGTAGACGATATGGCATTCCAGCGTCGGGTCGCCGGTCGAACTCTCGACCAGATCGTATTCGATGCCGCTGATGCCATCGATGGCGGCGTGTCGCGCGATGCGTGACGACTTGCTCGCCCAATCGTTGCTGTCGAGAACGTAGCGCAGTGTCGCCGTGGCTATCTCTGCGCCTTTGTCGTGCTGGGGGGTTCGGGCATAGGCTTTAGGATCTTGTCTAAGTCTCTCCACAAGGCCAACCACCGCATCGATCTTACGGACAATCCGGTTGCTGGTGACGACCGGCTGCTTGCGCGCGCGGAGCGTCGCGATTTCCTCTTTCGTCCACTGGTCGCCATGATAGTAATGCCTCGCCGTCAACATCTCGTCGCCTTCAGGCCCTTTGGCCCCGGCGTAGTCCTGATATTGCTGCTTCAGCTTCGGGATGTCGAAGTGATACTCGTCGCCGTCCTCGTCAGGCTCGCGGTCGCGCTCCGCCTTCCGCCGCTGCTGTCGCGTCGGGAAGTCGTACAACCGTGCTTCTGGCATTTACTCTCGCGGTGCGCCGTCGGCTTCGCGGGTGATGGCGACGTTGATCCACATCGCAGTCTCACGGATGCGGCGCATGATGTAGGTCTTGTCGGCCCCGTCGGGGATCAGACCGTTGATCGTGTTCGCGTAGATCGCCGATGCAGCGCGCGCCTCGTTCATGCACGTCACCTGATCGTCGGTCGGCTTGAGATACTCGAACGTCGTCTTGTCGAGAGCCATCACTTCCCCCTGCGCCCGCTTGGCTTGCCGTTGAACCAGCCGTAGTCGCGACGCGACGGCGGCACTGTGCTGGTCTGTGGTGCTGGCATCAGTATGCCTTGAAGCTTTCACCGGTTGGCGCAGACGACCTGTAGCCCTTGAACTTGATCGGCTCCGGCGCTTTCGGTTTCGGCGCGACGCCAGCCGACATCTTGTCGAGCAACTGGCCGATCAGGCCGATGGCATCGACCTGATCGTCGTGCTTGCCTGCCGGGAACGACAATAGCTCGGAGCGGAATGCGGGATACCACGGCGCGTGCGTCGGCACATAGAGGCCGTCGAGCGCGATGCGACCGCGCATCGATTGCGCGCGCACCTCTTTGCTGAAGCGTGTCGGGAAAGGCTCGCGGTGAACGTACGCCTGCCGGGCGCGTTGGCGGTTGGTCAGCCACGGGCCGATGCCGCTCTTGATCTGGCCTTGCTCCTCGGCCCAGCCGAGAGGCTTGTGCTGCCGCACCAGATCACAGAACGCCTCGACCCATTCTTCGCTCGACGCCTGCCTGCGCCAGATGTCGAGAAGGTACATGCGGTTCTCTGGATCGATGCCGATCACGGCGTGAACCGTGTAGTCGGCACCGTCTTCTTCGCTGACCGCGTAGTCGCTGCCGCCATAGACGCGCATCGTCGCCGGGTCCGGCGGCACGGTGTAGGGCCGCAACCAATCGCTGCGCCAATACGTGCCCTCGTCCGGCGTTGGCTTCTGCTGATAGAGCGCAGACCAGAACCGCGCTTGCGTGTTTCGCCTGATGCGCTCCAGCGCCTCGATGGGATAAGCGTCGTCCCACAACGCCTCGCCGCTCTCGGTAATGGCGGGAAGCTCGACCACGGTCCACTGATCGCCACCCGCGGCCTGCTGGGCCAGCAGCATGCCGGACAGGTCGTCCTCATGCATGCGGTGGTTGATCAGCACTATTTTCCCTCCCGGCATGAGACGATTGTATGCCGTGCCCGAATACCAATCCCATACGTTTTTACGCACAAGGTCCGACATTGCCTCCTGCATCGATGCGTAGGGATCATCGATCAGTATGCAATCGCCACCGCGCCCGAGAATAGAACCGCCAATACCCAGAGCGTAATAAATACCGTCCTGCGACGTGTGCCACTTGCCTTTAGCTTGGCTGTCCTCGGCGAGTGTCGTGTCGAATATCGCGCGGTACTCAAGCGAGCCGATAGTGTTTCGGACTGCTCGACCGAAATCAGTGGCGAGGCTTTCGGTTGCGCTGACCGAGAGAAACTGCGAGTGCGGCTGACGGCCGAGATACCATGCCGGGAAACGGTGCGATGCAAGTTCGGATTTTCCATGACGTGGCGGCACCAGCAGCATGAGCCGGTCGATCTCGCCGCGCTCGATGCGTTCGAGATGCCCGGCAATAACACGATGATGCGCCGCCGTGCGGTAGCGCGGCATCGTGTACTCAGTGAAGGGGATTAGGTTCGTCTCGGCGTCCTTGCGGCGGAGCATCTCCTGCATCGCGCGCAATGGTGTCATTGATGAGCGCGACCAACTCGTCTCGGCTCCAGTCTGCTGCATCGCGTTTCTCGAAACTTACAACGCTCTCCTGCGCCGGGCGACCATCGAGCCGGTTGCCGATCTCCATGATCGCGCCGATGTTGCCCTTCTCGGCCATGCGAAAGGTCTTCTCGCCCAGCTTCATCAGCCTGCGGATGCCCTTCGCATCGACGCGATTGCCGATGATGCGAAGCACGTCGCACCACGGCTTGTCGGAGCGGTGCGGGCCAACCCCTGATCGACCTTTGACGCCAGCCATTTTATAAAATCGCTAACCCGTTGAAGCCGCACACAATTGTAATTGTGCCGATCTGACAACCACTTACAGCCGTTCGTCAAGTTATACCTGTGGGTCGCTTGGAAAAACGCAATGCTGCCAATAACTTGAGCCCGTTCTGCAACGCCTCGATCTCGCGGGCACCACCGGGCATTTGCTGTTTTTCGCACACCTCGATGACGACGCGCATCGACAGCGTGCCTGTGGTTTTCAGCCTGTCGAGCGCGTCGGTATAGGCGTCGATTGCTTCTTCGTGCCGCTCCGCTTCGCGTCGTCCGGCTGCGCTGTCGGGATCGATTGACGATGCATGCTTGCGTTCGAGCGCGGCGCTGCGCGGTTGCCTTGGCGACTGCTGCGCCGATGAGTATGCGGTGGCGAGCGCGCCCCACCACATCCCGGCACCGAATTGCGCGGAGGATATTTTGTGGCTCATGTAGAGCCAGCCGAGAGGCTGTCCCCACACCGGATCTCGCATGCCCTGCATGGCGGCAACGCGCAGTCGTGAAATCTCTGCTGGCGAGTATGCGTCGGGCAGGACGGTTCGCTGCACTCTGCCGTTTGGTTCACGTCGTGCGAGCGTCTTGCGTTTGACCATATGGAAACCCCTGCCGGACCATTACGCCCGGCAGGGGCTGACGTGCAAGTTGGACCTGAGTGTTAGTTCTGGTCGCGTGACCACTCTGGCACCAGCGGCGTCTCGCGAAGCTCGACCATTGCATTGAGCAGCAGCACGACCTCCGGCGGGATCTCGACCAGCCCCTCGCACCAGCGATGCATGGTGCGCTCGCTGTAGCCGACGAAGCGCGCGGATGCGGCCTTGGTCAGCCGTAGCTGTTCGATTGTCTCGACGTACTGCTTTGGCGTCATGGTTCGTTGTGCCTGCCACTTGCGTGCGGGCTTCAGCCTGATCATGGGATTGTTTCTCCGTTGCGGTGGGTAGTGGAGATGGCGGCCTAAGCCGCCACCTCCTTGTTGAACTCGGCGAATTTTTTGGTGTCACGCTTGCGGGAATTTTTGATGCGGTCGGCGACGGCCTTCTGCGCTGCCTCAAGCGTGGCGTGCCACGCACGATTGAACGACGGGCCGTAGGGCTGACCATTGCGGATCGGCGAGCCCCAGACCTCAAAGAACCGGGTGCACCCTGCGGGAGCGGAGTAAAAACCACCCGGATGCGAGGGGTCGGCCTGCCACGCCGCATATTCCTCGACCGAAACCATCTCAGCGGCGACGGTACGGATCACCCACTCATAACCGCAGGCACGGCCCTTCTGGTCGCGCAAGCCAAAGTCAGTGACGCCCTTGTCGAGATCGCCACGAACCACGTCCTTCACGCAACCCAAGCCACTGTCGTATATCTTCTGCATTTGCCTTCTCCGTTGTTGATGCCTCCTTATCCGACATCCTGACACCCCTGTCAACAGAAAAAAGACCGCTTGACAGGGCTGTCGGGATGACAGTACAAGGCGTCACTGTCCATTAAACAACGGAGTTTTGCTATGACGACCTCTAACCTGACTGCCCTGATCGACAGCTTCGCCGACCTCAAGGCCCGGCAGGCCGCACTGGAGATCGAGGAGAAAAACCTCAAGGCCGCGCTCGCCGATGTTCCGGCTGGCAACTACGAAAGCGCCACCAACCGGCTGTCGATCATCGACAGCGTCCGCGACGGTGCCGACAAGGAACTGGCGGCCGAGATCAAGCAGGCCGTCGAGGCGTACAAGGCCACGCTGTCCCGGCAGTACCTCTGCGCCCACACCACCCACACTCCGGTCCGCACCCACAAGATCGGTGCGCCCACCGGCAAGGATCTGGCGCAGTAGCGCCAGATCCACCGCCTGATCATAACCGATCATAACCTGTCAAAACTGATCATAACCCACCGGAGTACCTCCAATGACCACCCTCAAGCTCGGCAAGACCAACCGCGTCGTCCCAATCCGGCCCAACCGCCACCCCACCTACACCGCCGTCGTGTTCCGCAGCCCGTTTGGCACGCTGGACCGCATCCGCATCCCCTACGAGGATGCCACCACCGACCGCATCTCCGCCGCCGTGGCGGATCTCGCGCTCCGCTATTCGATGGCGGAGGGGGACAGCATCACCGTCGAAGTCGAAAAGTAGAAACATCTAACTGACGGCTTGACAGGGGTGTCAGGCCGTCAGTATAACCCGGCCACTGTCCATCAACCACTTGGAGGCGCATGTGCGCGTACAGATCCCGGCCTACACCGACCACTGGATGCGGGGAGATCGCTACGGCGAGGTTCTCCGCGTTCGCAAGAGCGCGGTCCACGACCACACCCGCGGCAGACCAGACCTGATGGTCCTGCGCGAGATCGCCATGGTCCTGCTGGACAAGTCCCGCAAGACCACCCGCGTCATCCTCGATGACTGTCAGGAGGTCTGAACGCCTCCCCAACGACGGCGGCGATAGTCAGGAACATCCCGCCAGCGAGAAATGCCAGCATCAGCCAGACCGCCGGAAGCCCTTGGTTTCCGGCGGTTTTTAATTTCGGGCGTATTTCGGGCCAAATATCGGGCGGCTCCTCGCCGGGTGGGAAGGTCGAATAGACCGGGATTTCGTCCCCCATGCGCCGCGGCTCGAACGGCTCACGCGAACGCCAGACCCAATCCATGCCCGCGGGATTGAGGATTTCGGACACTGGCGGCGGATTTATTTTCAGGTCACCCGGCTGCGGGAACTCGGGCGCAATGTCGTCCGCAACCGGCAAAATACGCGGCTTGTCCGCGTATTTCGCGGGTTGCATTTGGGGCCTGTTTTTGGAGGCTCTAAATGCAACCCCCTTTGGGGCCCAGCACTGCCACTTTTTGTCGTGATACCGCCACGTCAGGTAGGCCCCCGGCCACTTGGCCTTGGCCTCCCGGTAGGACAGGCAGGGAGCCGCACCGGCTGCATCGTTCTCGCCGTCGGCCATGACGATGCCCCCTGCCAGAACCAGCGCACCAGCGGCGGCGGCTGCGAGCCTCACGGCTCGTCCCCGGCTCCCCGCACCAGCGGCTCATGGTCGATATTGAAGGCCCGGAGTTGGGCTTGAATGCTGATCAGGATCGCCCGATAGGTCGCCATATCGGTGACGGCCTGATCCCGCTCCGCCCGGTATGTGGCAGCCCGGCTTTCCAGTTCGGTGATCTGGCTGGCCTGCGCCTCGACGCAGACCTTGTGCGCCGCTATTTCGCTGCGGCTGGCGGCCAGATCCCGCTTCAGGTTATCGATCTCCTGCGCGGCCTCTTGGTAATAGGTCGCCGCCTGCCGCACGGCCATCTCCCGGCTCTCCGGCAGGGCCACGTTGCCCTTGCCATTCCTGACGTTGGTGATGTCTGCCATTGGTCGTCTCCCGTTGTGTATGAACTTGGACTAGTTCGTAGACGGCTGGAACAGGTCGTCCAGCGGATCGTCAAAGTCGGTGGCATGCCGGATGGCATCGAGCGGGTCCGGCACCGACTTGCGGACCGCCGTGACGGTGGCTCCGGGGAACACCAGCTTGGCCTTCAGGACGCCGGGGGCAAGATCGATCAGCCTGCCGATCTCCTCAAGGGTGTAGACCACCACGTTCCGGCCCTCGGCCACGATCTTGTGGGCCTCGACATTGTCCCGCACGATGGCCGCCACAACGCCGTCGGACAGCGTCACCTCCAATACCTCCGGGGCTAGTGTACCGGCACCGGCAACCTGTGCCGCCGCGTCGAGGGTACGCCACGCCGTCGTCATCCGCAGGCATTCCTGCCGGAGCGTCTCGAGGTCGCCGTTCCGGGTCGCCGCGGCGAGCCTGTACCGCTGGCGGTCGAACTTCTCGCGTAGCTCCGGGGTGACCAGCAGCCGGAGCCGGTCGCAGCCCCACTTGGCTTCCATCTCCGCCGCCAGCGCATCGACGCCATCGAGATGAGCCCGGCCGGAGAGGTAGGTGCCGTGGCTGATGTCCCAGCCGTTGGGATTTACGATGGGGGCCGGGTCGGTTTTCGGTTGCCGTCTCATGGTCGGTTTTTCCTCGGTTTCAAAAAAGACGCTTCGCTACGCTTGGCTACGCTACGCTACGCTACGTCCGCCCCCCTTCGGGAGGGGCGTCGTAGCTAGTTTTGCTACGGCTAAAGTTGTGGTTTTAGAATGGTTTAGTTGATAGTCGTAGCAACCGTAGCATTTTGCTACGCTACGGCTTGTTCGGGTTCTGTTCCGTAGCAGTTGAGTGCTACGGTTGTGTGCAACCCTGAGACGCCGATTTTCAGTCATCATTTTGACCCCCGGCGACGCCGATTTCTTCCTCGCCTTTGCGCGTCAGGCGGTATCGGCCGCCCCGGTATTTCTCGACCATCTTGTCGTCCTTCAGCCGGGCGATGATGCGCTGCACCCGGTACTTCTGCGGCGCGCCGTTTTCGGTGAAGCCCATCTTGCTGGCCAGTTCCGAGAACGAGGCGCGCTCGTTGGCGTGCATGAACCGCATCAGCCGGTTCTCGTCGGCCTCGCGGAACTGCTCCCCGGCCTCGACCGTGATTTCGGAGATCGGCAGGGCTACGACCGACGGCATCAGCCGACCGTCGGCGTCGATCACCCGGCTGCTTTCCGCCACCCGTAGCTCGAACGAGACCGGCTCGAACTCGGGCCCCCGGAACTTGCCCTGCCAGTGCAGGCTGAGTTGTTTGTCGCCTTCGCTCC